TAATCTTTTAATTTGTCATTAAATAACTCAATATTTTGGGTTATTATATCTTGTTGGGTTGTCATTGGTCTAACATATTTATTTGATGTGTCTGTAATTTTCATTATAATTATATTATTTATTTTTTTTTATTAACAAACATTGTAAGTATTCGCGATTTTTTTTTAATGTAACATTTGGATAAATATGATTTAATTTAATATATTTTTGTTTCATTCTTTCTATTTTAGAACTATCATAATTTTGTTTCTTCCCATATTCTTCTATTAATATTGTATTTTGATGTTTAACTATTTTTGAAACTAAATTTAGGATAGATGGATTTGTGTATATCATGTTATATGTTGGCATTTTTTTTGTTTATTAAAAGTATATGGAAAATATTATAAAACAAGAAATGAGTGATGAAGATTTTCAATTTTATAAACTGCAATTAAAGAATAATGTAAAATTATATTTGGATTTAGATGACCAAATAAAAGCCTTAAATAAAGCTGTAGCAGGAAGACGAAAAGAAAAAAAAAAATTATCAGAGACTATTTTAACAACAATGAAATCATTTGAAATAGATAATATGAATACTAAAAATGGACGGTTAATATATAATGTAACAAAACGTTCAAAACCATTAAATAAAACAAATCTTATAAGTGGTCTTGATATTTATTTTAAAAATGTTGATAAATCAAAAGAAGTATCAAAAATAATATTAGATAATAGAGAAGTTGTTGAAAAAGTACAATTACGAAGAACAATAAATAAAACAAAAAATAATTTTTCTGTGTAATTTATAATGATTCATTTAATAGTATTAGCATTTATTATGTTATTTGTAATAAATTATGGTATAAATATTTTTTTTCAATTATCAACAAGCGAAAAAACTACATTAGCCATATTAACAACGATTACACTTTGTTATTTTTTATACAAACAAAGAGATGAAATAGATCATATTGAAGATAAGTTTGTAAAATATTTAATGATATTTGTTATAACTATATGTATTTTAAAATTAATAGAATACTTATATTTATATGGTTTAAAAGGGCCAAATAGTATATTGCTTGTACTATCATTAATGTTATTTTTTGTAATATCAATTACTATTTATTTGTTTAATGCATCTTTATGATGTAAATGACAATAACTCATATCTTTTTTTTTATTTTTTTTACATTGATAGCCTTTATTACTACCAGTTTTTAATATAGCATTACATTTATTTTTATCTATATAATTTTTTGTAATTTCTTTCAATTTGACATAATCATTTCGCAATAAATATTTTTCTATTTCATAATATTCATAATGAATTCCTTTAATTGGATACATATTACCTTTTAACACAAGATATCCACCATCATTTCTACAATATGGACATATTCTAATATTTCTAGAATTTTTAGATAAGGCAGATTGGTATGCCGATGAAATACATTGATAGTGGAACATGTGTCCACATTTTAATTTAATAGAGGTATTATCATGTTCTTCATAACAGATTGGACATTCCTTATCCATTTTATAATAATAGAGTTTATTTTTTATGTTATTTAAAAAAATAGTATTTATTTATACTAAGAATATGAATACAATATTAAAATTTAATGATATTAATATTGATTCTATATCTATAAAAAAACAAATAAATATTAGTAATGAATTTACCAATTATCCAATAAAATATAACAATAATAATTTAATAATACAAACACCTATAGTATATCTTCCATTTGGTATAAATAAATATAATAATAAAAGTTATATAGATATATCTTTTATTAACTCATCTAAAAATGATATGAAACACTTTAAGACTATTATTTTAAATATTAACAAATATGTAAAAAAAAAATTAAACAAAAAAAAACTAACATTTATATCAAGTTTTAAATGTACCGAATATTATCCAGAACGTTTAAGACTCTCTTTTTATGATGATATATTAATATTTAGCGAATCAAAAAAAGTACTTAGTTTAGATTATATAAAATCTAAAATATATGTAAAACTATTAATTATTCCACAATTTATATGGACAAATAATACTTCATATGGAATTGTATGGAATATTTTACAAATGAAAATTTATTCAAAACCAATGTTAGATACTTATAGTTTTATTGATGATGATATCAATATTGATAAATATATTAAAATGTTTAAATGTGGAGTTCCTCCACAAGCAATAAAAAATAAAATGAAAATAGATAATATTGATCCAAGTCTATTAAACAACTATTTACCAAATTCAGATCTAGATAAACCCGAAGACAAAATTCAATTCAAAAGACTAAAAAAAAAAGAATCAAATAATAATGATACAATAGTAGAAAATAGTGGATTTAGAATGACAATTGATCAATTAAAAAATATTAAATTAAAGAAGACGAACGCTACATCAAATCCACAATTTGTTATTACAGTAGAGAAACTTAAACACATTAAACTTAAAAAAACTAAATCAAGAAATCCACCTAAATTTACACATATGAATCCATTTGTCAATCCAGATGAATTGTTAAAAATGAAAAATAAAATATTTAATTAAATTAATGATTATACTATTTATACTATTTATACTATTTATACTATTATATATTTTAACAAAAAAAAATATTTATGAAAAGTATAATGATGTAGAGAAATATTACAATAATAATACAACTATAAACAATATAATTGATAATAATTATTTTGGTAAAAATACTTGGCATACGCCATTAAAATTTAATATAAATAATACAACAATAGATGAAAATAATTTTATGTTCGATATATCAAATTTGAAATCAAAAAAAAATCCAATAATTATAGATTATGGATGTGGGTTAGGAACTTTTTTGTCATTTATTGAAACAAAATACTCTACTTATTCTAAACAGTATAAATTATATGGTGTAAATATATCAAATAAACAAATTAATATTGCTAAATCATTAGTATCTAAAAATATTAATTTTATTAAATCAAATGGAAATAATATAGATTTAAAAAAAAATACATGTGACATTATTTTTTCACAAGAAGCAATCGTTCATCATCCAGAAAAAAAAAAATTATTTACAGAATTTTATCGCTTATTAAAAAATGATGGATCATTAATAATACAAGATTGGTTTTTATTTGATATACATAAAGCAAGTTATACTAATAATGATTATAAAACATACTTAGAACCCTTAAATACATATTTAAAATATTTACATGATATTGGATTTAAGTGTAGTGTATTTACCCCAATTAAAACAAATATTATCAACGATAATGAATTAAATTTAGGATTTACTAATTATGTAATAAAATGTAATAAAATGTAATAAAATGTAATAAAATGTAATTAGTTTTCTTTTACAATATGAAATTTGGCATCATCTTCTATAACTAATACATGAACTTTACGTAATATTCCTTCTTCGCTATTATCAATATCACCAAATGCTTTGGATGCCCCAATATCACATCTCCAAATACGATTATTATAAGATGAATTTATTCCTTTATTGTACATAAATTGTGGCGAGTGTCCCATAACCATACCTTTAATAATATTTGAATTGTTTCTTAGATTTTTAATATTTAGATTGTTAATTGTTTTATTGAATGATTGAATACTCTTCTCTTCACTCCATTCATCCATATCACTATATATTCTTGACCAAAATGGAGAATCATTTTCATTATCTGTATGATATAGATAATCTATATGATTTGTACTATTTCCTAATAACCAATTTTTAATATGTTTATTAATCTCATTTAATGAATATTTTTCGGCACATTCGGGCGATACAGCACCATGAACAAATAACCAACTTCCAATCTGTATTACTGAATAGCGAGTCATTGCTAATCGTTTAGATAATAATCCACCTGGTTTAAATACTTCTAATCGTTCTTTGTATCCATATGGATATTTTGAATTACATTCATATTTTCCATTAAAAAAATTACCAAATTCATAGAATTCTTTTGGACTAACATATCTAAAATCACTATCTACATTCATTAATTCATGATTTCCAAATATACTAAATAAAGCACCACCATTTTCTTTCGCTTCTTTATGTAAGTTTTCAAACAATGTTATAATTTTTAAATCGGATCCTTCGTCTTTTACTAATTCTTCATCTTCTTCAGAACACAAATTATTATATAATTTTGCAGGCCGCACACGGTCAATCTGGTCACCAAGTTGAACAACATATGTATCGCCACCAATCCATTTAATATTATTTATATTGCGAGTATTATTTGGAATTTTTTGGTCAATTACACCTGCTAATTTCAATGCTTTTATTGCTACAGATAAATCTCCATGTATATCACCTATTGCTACCAATTTACTAACTTTTGGATACATACATCTATCAATATCATATATTTGTATAATATCATTTATAGAGGTATGATTTTTCTTTAATGACCGTTTTCTAAATGATGTAAATGATTTTGAACGTCTAATAGTTTTATCTTCACTTTTTGGGGTGTTATTATTAATATTTTGTTCTGACTTAGTTCTGCGCATTTTTTTTAAGGCAGTTATTTCTTTCAAAATTATTTTTTTTAAATCATCTTTTTTTATATATGGTTTATTGAACAATGATTTATATCCCTTAAGTTGTATTTTAATTCCTAAATTAACAAGAGATTCTCGAGTCATTAAATCTATTTGTTTTAAACTCATATTAATATAATGAAATATAAAAAATATTATTTATAAACAAATCATTTATGTTGAACAAACTAAATTATCTTCTTGATAACATGATGCTATGAATTTTATTATAATTTTTAAAATGTTCATTATCATTTTTAGATACATTTTGTTGTCTTTTCAATTCTAATTCTTCAAGACGTATTTTTTCTAATTCTATTTCGGCCACCTCATCTGGTGTAAGTTCTGATATATTTGTTCGTTCTAGTTTAAGTTGATTAACAGAATTATAATTTTTTAATTTTATATTTGTATCAATTAATCTATTGGTAGTATGTGCTTCTTTATAATCGGTATAATCTATAGATTTTGTTTTGCCAGTATAGTTATCAACTTTGTCTTTACCAAGTTCTTCACAATTATTTTCATGATTCATAAATAATTCACGTGGATTTTTGTAAGTGACTAAATTATTTGAAACAGACACCTTATTTTCAAACATTCTATTAAAATTACCATTATTTATTTTGTTATCTTTAATAATATCATCACTATCAAATTTTGTTGATTTAGACCAATCTCCATAACCATCATCATTAATGTCAGATATACGATTATCTTCATATATTGTATTAAATTGNGATACATTGAAATTATCTTTNGAAAAATTTATATTTGATTTATTTGTTTTTCGTTGTACATCTAAATATTCTTGTGAATTATTTTTCAATTCATTAAATTGTTTGTCATTCATCTTTAATTTATATTCTTCGTATAATAATTTGAATGCACTTGTTATAATCTTAAAATTAGTTGAATCACCATTATTCTTATCGGGATGTGTTTGTAAAGCATACTTTTTGTACTTTGATTTTAATAGATCTATATCAATAGTTTCACTTTTTGAAAATCCATATAATTCATATGGATCAATATTAGCCATATTTTGCTTATCACGATATATATTTGTTTGACGGGAAGGGTCAATTCTAATAGGCTGTTCTAATCTATCAAGATTTGATGGTCTGTTCATCTTGAAAACGGAAGAATCAAGATGATATTTTGATTGATCAAACACTTTATTTATATTATTTATATTATTTATATTATTACCACTATTTTGTTGAAATGTATTAACATAACTATACAGTTCTACAATAAAATTATTAATTTTATTAAATTTATATTGTGGTATTTTTCCATTTATTGATGTTTGTTGTTTCATTAATTTATTTAATGCCTGTTTCACAACTTCTATATTATTTGGAAATATATTGACTTTTAATGTATTTTTTAATGTTCCTAATTGTATATCATTCAAACTATATAGATTTTTTAATGAATTTAGATATTCCATTAAAAATAAAAAATAAAAAAAATGACAATACCAAACTAATTATACCATAAATATTAATTACACCATCCAATTCCTAATAAAATATAGCCCACTATCCCTAATAGTAAACCAATTTTACATCTTAATTTCATTTCTTTATATATTTTTAGCCATGCCTCATTTTGTTCTTTTGACGTTAAATGACTTAACATATATGTTGATTTCGGATATAATGAATAATATAACATATTAAACCCAAGAGCAATAACAATAAATAAACAAATTTTATTAGTTTTTGTCAATTTATTAGTAAAAGTACACAATATTGCCAATATAACACCAATTACTAATCCTTGAATATATATAGACATGCGTTCTTTTATAACACTTTTATAAATTTGTTGCTGATCGTCATCTAACAAATTCATGAAATTAACAAAATTTTTAGATTTTTTACTAGCTAACATAGTTACAATCATTGACCCAAGTAATGCTGCTCCAACTAAACAATAACTAATACATTCTTTCATATAAAATATACACATATTTAATTTAACTATAATATTAAAATTGAATTACAATATCTTTACAAATGTAAAGATATACACAAATGAGTTATTGGAATTCAACAGGTAAATATCAAAAAGCATATGACTATTTATATGATAAATTAATTCCAAATTCTGGGTCATCGCGACATAAATATGGTGAACTATTGCGTGTTTTAGGCAGATATTATTATCGATATTACAATGATGGGGATGATTATTATTCTATGACAGAAGAAGGTAAAGATTTTACTCATAATTCTAAAATGCCAGAAGAAGAAAGAGAAACGGTAGAATCAATGCTTGATGGTTTGGGACATTACAAAACTATTTTAGAAGATACCATTAATTATGTGTTAGTTAAAACGATGCTAAATCTCAGTACACCAACAAAAATTTATAATCCAAATAGTAATAGATTAGTAAATATAAATAGTGTATCTGGCATTAATGCACAAACACTATTAGATTACAAAATAACATGTTTACACAAATACAAAAAAATGGTCGGACTAGATGAACCATTATCTATTAAATTTAAAAAGGCTGTTAAATACAAAGTCGGTCAAAAATACACGGCACATTTTGATTACATAAATTATTTAAATCATTTTACAACAAGACAAATGAATTACTACAATCAATCATCAGATTCTTATTATCAAAAAAATCAATTAAATCTATTACATAAATTAAGCATTACTACACGCTCAATCCCATCTTTTACAGAAGGATTAACAGTTCTATCACAATTGATCAAAATCCTTAAAGAAAACTATAAAATTAATAATAATATAAGCCAATTGCGTAAAATGGATTGTACATCTTCTTATACAAATAAAATAAATAGTTTGAAGGAAAAACAATTAGAATTAAATAAATGTTATAAAACAACAGTATATCATTTATCTACATTAATGACAATGCCGAATGAATAATTTGTAAATAGTTTATGTTTTCTTAATATATACTTTAGAATTTAATTTAGATTTAATATATTTCGGCATTTTTATTTTTTGGACTGCTTTGTTTATTCGATCATAATCAATTAATGGTAATATAGGTTCACATTGCCAAAAATACCGTTTGTAATATGTATCAATATCATAATATGATGGATAATAATCATATATATCGGAGGATGAATTCATTAAATTACGATAATCATTATGAATTAAATTTTGACTCGTTTTTGGAAAAATAGATAATAACTGTACAATAGGACTATATGGTTGTGTTTCATTGAATTTTATAGAACTAATACAATATGTATCCATAGTATTTAATATATCTCTAAGAGACGGCGCATGTCTATAATTATATTTCCATTTCCAAGATTTACATCCTTTAAAATAATAATCATATGTCCATTTTAATCCATCAATATAATTTTTACAACACATTTTAATATCATCATCATCGTATATATTCATTGCTTTATTATAAAATCTATATTTCCAATTTTTTCGTCCAATATCTATATAATCTTCTAATTCTTGATTTAAAATAGGATAATTATTCAATAAATCTATTTTTTTTTCGTATTCATCAGAATATGGCTTTCTTAATTTAAACTTTTTTCTTTTTTTAGACATTTTCAATAATAAATCAGATTCATAGTTATTTAATTCATTTAAATATGTCTTTAAAAATCGCCAATTTATAGTATTTTTTTTCCTATTTACTAAATTATCCTCATATATTACATACATTTCAACATATTTATCTAGTAAAAATGTTAGTCCATCATGTCGTAAATCAAATGCTAATAAATGTGGTAAAAAATCATTTCCTATTAAAAAACTAATAAAAATATAATCATCCATAAGATTATTCAATTTATCAGAATCAAATAGTAATGTACTATCAGCCAATAATATTTTTTCTTGTATATCTTTCACAATATAATATTTTAGATTATCAATATCAAGATACAAAAATGAATCTAATACTGGTTTACCAAATTGTAATGATTCTCTAAGCAAAAATATATTGTGTTTATGTGACACAAATGATAATATTATTAAATCAGCATCTAACCCATATATAACGATATTGTTATCAAGTGTATTATTTTTAATAAATTCTAATATTTTATGTTCTCCTTCACCAGGCACATACGAATCACTAAAATGTACCTCTATATTTTTATATATTTGTTTATTATTTATTTCATAAATAATAGATTTAGATAAACTATCCATAAATTCTGTTCCCGGTGAAATAGCATTCGTATTCCAATTAAAATTATTAGTATCTCTATTTTCCTCTTTTTTAATTTGATCTATTTTTCCTTTTTCATATACTGTTTTATATCTACGTAATCTTTGTTGATTCATTTTAGCACATGGTGCTACACCATCAATTGCGATATACAATAATTTCGGATTAACCATTGAAACCAATTTATAAATATAATTTAAAACTTCATTAATCATTTTTCTCTCTACATCATTTTTATTAAAATTATCAATACTATATTCTTCTAATATTTTTCTACAACATGGATGAATCGCACAATTCAAATCCAAGAATAAACTATCTTGATTTTCTAAAGTTGATTTAATAATACTTGGATATTTTTCAGAAATAATTTTGAAATACAATGGAATACCCATATCTAATTATTATATGCTTATTATCTTTAAACCATTGCCAACTTAATACATCAAATAAAATAATATAATAAAATTGAGTTAAATATAATTATTTTCTATATAAAAAATGTTATTATTAAATAATATAGAAGATTGGAAAAAATCTTTTGAAGGTAACAATAATACTGGCGTTGAGTATGAGATAAAAACTGGAATATATATTTTACAAAATATTAAAAATATAAAAGGATTATACAATTATACTCAAAATGATAATATTGGTGGAACCTCCGATATAGGTATATTATACAATAATGATACTCTAGAAAATTACTCTATTACAAAATATAAAGGAAATTTATCAAAATGTATAAAAAATCCAAGCGGAAAAATATATAATACATACAAAACACCTGACACCGAACAAAAAAACAATGAATCCTATAATTTAGCAATACATTACAGAGAACAATTCAAAGGAAAGATACCAAATAAAAAATGGAAAAGAATTAGTGGTGGTAAATGTCCAGGATCTAAACACATGTGTGAATTTTTATCAAAAATAGCATCAAATAATTGGAATAATTTGAATAATGATGTAAAATTAAATAGGCTTAAATCATTATTAGATATAAATAATAAACTAAAGCCAAATTCAAATGGAATTATATATTGGAATGAAAAAAAACAATCTATAAAAATATTTAAATGGATCTTAAATATTAAACTAGAAGAATATCTAAATACTTATAATGATGGAATATACATATATCATGGATCAAGAGAAAATAATATACTTAAAACACAGGTAAAATATAATAATGGTATAATCGAAGGTATGTCATCTAACTTAGAACCATGTGAATGGAAAATACAAAAATCATCTAATTATTTATCATCTTGGAATTGTACCATACCTAATTTAGAATTAATATTCAAATTAACAACTATAGATTTAAACATATCCTAAAATAATGGTTCATTATTTATCAAAAAATTAGCACACCTTTCTATCATTTTAACATTTACAGCATTCCCAAACTGACTATATGCTATTTTATCTTCTTTATGTATACTATAATCTTCTGGAAATGACTGTAATCTAGCACATTCTCTCGGAGTTAAATATCTAGATTTTGGACCGTAAATAGGAATCATCGATGCCATTGCTACTAACGTTGGAGAATAATCGATGTTTTTTATTCTTATACCACTACCTCTTGGTGACCATAAAACATTATTCATATTCATATTATTTTTACCTGTTTGCCACTCCATTTTTCGAACAGCTCCTAACCAAAGTTTATTATTTCTTGCTTCCATAAGCCATGGTTGTAACAAATTATAATATTTTTTATAAAAATCGCGATTTTTTGTAATCCATGATGTATATTTAGTAAAAAATTCCTTTTGTTTTTTTTTTATAATTGTATTGTTTTCTTCTTCTGTTTTTTTTTTGTCTTTTTTTGTAACAGATGTATTATTACCATCACTATCCCACCAATCAGTCCATATAGGAAATTTTGGTATAGATATATTATTTTTATTACATATATCAAGAAACTGACTCCATATATGCTCTGTCACTTTCAATTTGTCGGATATCATATATTTTGATGGTGAAATATCATCAATAATAGTATCAAGATGTGTGCTTTTTATATTTTTTTTTGATACTATTGGAATATCTGGCAATAATCCTAAATCTTTCCTTTTACAAAAAATAATAACTCGTTCGCGAGATTGTGGTACTCCAAAATACAATGTATTCAAAATAACTGGTTTTGTGTATGTATTGTAATTCAAATTATCTAATCTATTTTTAATCACATTCCAAGTATTACCAGAATCATGTGTTGCCAGATTTCTTACATTTTCTAATAATATATATTTTGGTTTATGATACTCTATTATTTTACATATATCAAAAAATATATTACCTCGTTGATCTAAAAATCCCTTTTGATCCCCTGCTTTTGAAAAAGGTTGACATGGAAATCCAGCACACAATATGTCAAACTGTGGTATTGTACTTATATCAATATTCCTTAAATCACCTTTAGGTGTCATATTATGATTTACTGTATAATTATCACGACATTCTTTATTGATATCACTCGCCATAACACATTCAAACCCTAATTTTTTTAATCCATAATGAAATCCACCTATACCACAACATAAATCAATAAATTTCAATTTCGTTTTATCAATTTGTTTTACATTAAATCGTTTACCCATTAATATTAATAATATTGTAATATTTTTTAATATAAAAATTAACAATTCAATTTTAATAATTACTAATTTATCATTTTATAATTATGGTTTAGATAATTATGGTTTAGAATTTGATGTATTGTATTTATATATTTTCTTTTTAATATCTTCATAATCAATACCTAATAATACCAAGACATCTTTAATAGAATTCAATTCATCAAATGTTAAAGTAACCACATTATCAATCGTATCTCTAAACAACGCTACCTTTTTATTATATTGTGAATTAAATAAATATTCTAATTTAGTCTTTCCTTGATCTTTACCACGTATTTCCTCCATATCTATACCTGCTACTAGTTTAATATTTCCATCTTCTCGATATAATACATTTTGGGTTCCTGAATCACCAACATTAAACAAATATCTAAAATATAAATGCTGTAAAGTTGCTAATTTAATATCATTCGTAAATTTAGATGGATCTAATGTTATTATATCACTAATCCTTTTTATTACACCTCTTGGATAAATCTTAACAGATTTAGATGGACTAGTATTACCAATTTTTAGTGCCATTTCAGTCAATGATTTGCTTACTAATGTAGTATTAACTAATTCAGATGTAGACTCATCAATATTTCCTATATTTTTATATACCAAGAAATAATAGCCTTTGTACTCTTTTATTGAAAATGGTAGCACACTCTTCATTTTATTTTGTATTTTTATAATATTTTCAACACATACCAATGCTTGGGTAAATTTGATACTATTCAGTAATTTTTTGTCATCAACCGTAAATGGTCCTTTATAGACATAACTTTGATCCATATAAACACTTTTTTTACTACTACTAGTTAATTTTTGTCCATGTGGTAAATTCAATATTGTTTCGTATTCATCATCTGTCATTTGTGTAATAGTATAATCATTTAAAGATACTTTTATAGAGGTAACTTTAGATTTTTTAACATTAAATTTCTTTTTTTTAGGTCTCTTTAGAATTAAAGGACTAAGTAATGTTTCGTAACTATTGTTTGTAAAACTAGATACACCTAAATCTATTATAGATGATATTTTTTTTGATGATTTTACTTTACCATTTTTATCATCAATATATAATTGTTTATATTTTTCCCCATTTTCATCTAGGATACATAAATCTTCATCTATAACTTTACTACCATGATTACCAAATCCAGACAATCCAAATTTTTTATTAATATGATAATCTTCTACTACATAAGTTTCATTTATAATAATTTTAGATCGCGAAGTCATATATGTTTTTAGTTCCGATTTAGTCATTTTAACTCCGCTATATTTATTACTAAAATCTAATGTATCAAACTTCCAAACTATTAACATTAACCATACACCAAATGCTCGGCGTTCAGTCATACCTTTTCTAAAAAACATTGTTTTTATAAATTCAAATAAAACCATAAATTGTGGATTTGATTTATATTTATCTTCTATAATTTCAAATAATAGAAATACCCCATCTTTTCGTCTATATCGTGAACCATAGTTTCCAGTTTTAGAATATAATTTTTGATAAATATCAAATATTCTTTCATCATTTTTACCCATAAAATCAATAAATAACTCTCCATATTTCAATAATTCTTCAGAATCATTTTTTTTACTAAATTTTTTTACTTTATTAATACTAATAGACGTCAAATCATATTCTATATTATGATATTTCCACCAACAATTGATATAACTCACAATTCTTCCTCGCCGAACATGTTTAATTATACTACATATTTCTAATACTTTAATAATTTTATCATCTAATTCTAATCCATCAATATCATTAAATAATTTTATACAGTGACATACTTCTCCAATATCATAACATACAATTTCTTCCATTAATACAATTTTTAATCTATTCAAAAGATTAGTTAACAATCCTTTGTTTTTTAAACCAAATAACATCATTTCTATTACACACCATTCAAATTTATCAAATTTTTTACGACGATAGTATTTACAAATACCACTTTTCAACACTTTACTTTTATATCCGAAATAACTACTATTATTAAATGTTCC